ATGCACACTCTAAAGCCAGAAGAACGTGAGGTCTTGCGGCGAGTAGTAAAGAAGGTTCATTTGGCATATCATCCGGCAGAGTTCTGCACTGATCGTGAGGCTGATAAGGTTATCGCAACGATTGGGCCAGAGGTTGTCGAGCGTATGATTAGGTTTGGTAAGGATCACAAGGTTGACCAACTTTAAGTACAAGCCTGATGGCGAAGTATTAAAAGAATTTATGAAGGACGATACGTTCTTTCGTGGCATTCGTGGGCCTGTTGGCTCTGGTAAATCTGTTGGTTGTTGCGTTGAGGTGTTCCGTAGAGCATTGCAACAGAAGCCAAACAAGGATGGTGTGCGCCGAAGTCGGTGGGCAATCATCCGTAATACAAACCCACAGCTAAGAACAACCACCATTAAGACTTGGCTAGATTGGTTCCCCGAAGAAGATTGGGGCAAGTTCATGTGGTCTGTCCCTTACACTCACAATATTAAACAAGCTGACTTAGAGCTTGAAGTTATCTTCCTTGCCCTTGATCGCCCAGAGGATGTCAAAAAGCTATTGTCCCTTGAGCTTACTGGCATTTGGATCAATGAGGCGAGGGAGGTTCCAAAGTCAATCATTGATGCGTGTACTATGCGTGTTGGTCGCTTCCCTTCTATGCGTGATGGTGGGCCTAGCTGGTCTGGTGTGATTGCAGATACCAACGCCCCAGAAGAAGATCACTGGTGGCCTATCATGTCTGGGGAAGTACCAATCCCAGACCACATCCCTAAAGAGCAAGCTCGTATGCTGGTAAAGCCAGACAATTGGAGCTTCTATACTCAGCCAGCAGGTATGATCGAGAAGTGTGACGAAGACGGTAGTATTGTAGATTATGAGCCTAATCCGTCTGCCGAAAACCATAAGAACATGCTAAAGAGTTATTACCCGAATCTTGTTCGTGGTAAGACTAAAAGCTGGATTGATGTCTATGTAATGAACAGACTTGGCACAATCCAAGAAGGTAAACCAGTTTATCCGATGTTTGTATCAGAGACTCACATAGCCAAAGAAGAAATACCTATAGCGGCTGGCGTTCCGCTTTACATTGGTATCGACTTTGGACTTACACCTGCGGCAGTCTTTGGTCAAAAGGTTAGGGGCAGATGGCTAATACAGTCTGAGATTGTTGCCATTGATATGGGCATTGTTCGCTTTGCAGAGATGCTAAGACAAGAGATTGCCACTAGGTTTAATGGCCTTGATGTACATATCTATGGTGATCCGGCTGGTGACTTCCGCGCACAGACCGATGAAAGTACACCTTTTCAAATACTTAGAGGTGCTGGGCTTCGTGCATACCCAACTCACAGCAACTCGGTAGACTTGCGGTTAGAGTCTGTGTCGAGCAGTTTAGGTAAAATGGTTGAGGGCAAACCTGCGTTTTTGGTTGATCGGCGTTGCCCAACACTGATTAAGGGTTTCGAGGGCGGCTACAGTTACAAGCGGTTGCAGGTGTCTGGCGAAAGGTTTGATGACAAGCCAGACAAGAATATGTACTCTCACATTCATGACGCATTGCAGTATCTAATGCTAGGTGCTGGCGAGGGGCGACAGCTTATATCAGGGCAGAAGCCTCTTAAATCCTTTAATGCCAAGGCAGAGTTTGATGTCTTCGCTAGGAAGGCAAAACAACCAAAGCGTCAAGGTTTGTGGGCCAGACTTTGATTTGTGCGTTGCGCTGTGCAACAAACTATGTTTAGGAATAGACTTTTAAGGAGTACGTCATGTGCGTAGCACGAAGCACCCCAACACCATCAGTTGACCCAAGCATTGCGGCACAGCAAGCCGAGGATAAAGCAAAGGCCACGGCTGAGAAAAAAGAAATAAAGACAGAGCAGACACAAAGAGCCGTCCAACAAATGAAGCGTGGATCTGGACGCAGATCTCTAATTAGTGGATCTAGTGGCGGTGCTGGCTTTTATAGATAAGGGTTAATCAATGATTACATACACAGATTCAAATATGGGAACGCATGGCGGTAACGATAAAGTTGCCAGCATGTATATGCGCAAGTATGAAAAAGCAAAAGCATTGCGCGAAAACTTCGTTCCTTTGTTTGAGGAGTGCTATGAGTATGCCCTGCCTCAAAGAGAGTCTTTCTACTACGAGACAATTGGTCAGCGTAGAGACGATAAGATCTTTGACGAGACTGCGGTTGTTGGTGTGCAAGAGTTTGCATCTCGCTTGCAACAAGGCTTAGTACCTAACTTTGCGCGTTGGGCAGACTTTCGTTCTGGATCAGAGATCCCAAAGGAAGAGCGAGACTCTGTTGATAATGAACTTGATGAAGTCACTGATTATGTATTTGAGGTTATTCAAAANTCTAACTTTGGTCAGGAAGTCCACGAGTCGTTTATGGATCTTGCTGTTGGAACAGGCGTACTGTCTGTGGCTGAAGGGGATGCGATAAACCCAGTTATCTTCTCTGCCATACCTTTGCCGCACGTTGTTCTGGATTCTGGCCCAGATGATAAGATTGATCATGTATTCCGTGAGCGTCAGGTTCGTAACTCTGACATTCCCAATATGTATCCAAAGGCTAACATCAGTGAAAAATTACAAGACAAAATTAACAACCANCCTGACGAGCGTATTAAAATCCTTGAAGTTGTTTGCAAAGACTACTCTGCAAAGAATGAAGAGGCTTATTTCTTCTATGCTATAGAGTGCGCTAGCAAAGAGATTATCCGTCAGGAGAAGTACAAAGGCGTTGGTTCAAACCCATTTATTTGTTTCCGTTGGTCTAAGTGCAGTGGCGAGACATATGGTCGTGGCCCACTTATCAACGCGCTTTCAGCTATCAAGACTACCAACCTGACGATTGAGCTTATCCTTGAGAATGCTCAGATGGCAATCTCAGGCATCTATCAGATGGAAGATGACGGTGTAGTAAACCCAGATACNATTAACTTGGTCCCCGGAACGGTCATACCAAAAGCCGCAGGTTCTAGCGGTCTTGAGCCTATTCGTGCCGCAGGATCATTTGACGTTGCCAATCTTGTGTTGTCTGATATGAGACTCAACATTAAGAGAGCATTGTACAATGATATGCTTGGTAATCCTGACCGAACCCCTGCTAGTGCAACAGAAGTTGCAGAACGAATGGCCGACTTGTCACGCCGTATTGGTTCTGCTTTTGGAAGACTCCAAGCTGAGTTGGTTCAACCTGTACTTCAGCGCGTAGTTTACATCCTAAAGAAACAGGGGCGTATCGAGCTTCCGACTATCAATGGTCGTGAAGTAAAGGTTCGCTCTGTATCCCCTCTTGCACAGGCACAGGCCAATCAAGACATTTCCTCCGTGGCTCGTTGGCTTGAGCTTGTGCAGGGAAGTTTTGGGCCAGAAGTCATGAGCATACTTATCAACTCAGAAGACACTGCGGCATACTTAGCTAAGAAGTTTGGCGTACCTGATACACTGATCCGCGACCTTGAGGAACGCAGACAAATGATGGCTATGGCACAGCAGATGGCTATGCAACAGCAACAGATGTCTCAACCTCAAGGAGAACAATTGATTGGCCCAGAACAATAAAGTCTATCTTGGTCTTGATGGTTTNCAAAGAAGCCGTGACGCAGATCAAAAGATTAGTCTTAATATAGCCAGCCTCTTTGCCACTCCAAGTGGCGAGGAGGTGTTGAGCTATTTAAGATCTATAACCATTGAACAAGTTAATGGCGCAGGGGTTTCCGATGCGGAACTGCGTCACATGGAAGGCCAGCGATATATCGTGGGCCTCATTGAATCACGCATCCGTCAATCACATAGGATTAGAGAAAATGACTGAAGAAGCGCAAGCAACTGAGGGCGTTGAAAACGCTGATGTAGTTACTGAGGGTGGGGATCCATTACTCCAAGAAGATGGTGGTCGCCCAGAATGGTTGCCAGAAAAGTTTAATTCGCCAGAAGACCTTGCTACTGGGTACAGCAACCTAGAGCAAAAGCTAGGTCAGAAGGACGAAGAAGTACGCAATGCTGT